GTTTTAGTGTTTGTGGCATTGACTGAATCAACTCGTTTTGGCTCTATCTTTACATTAGGTCTACCAGTCTCATTTTTAGGAGGGGCAAGAACTAACTTTTTAGTTGAGTAATCTCTATATTGCTTTAACTTTATTGCAACTTTTGTATCTGAGCCATTTTCTGCATCTTCTGAAATAGCATACTCTTCAAGAGATACTTTTATATTAGTGTTAAATAGTACTTTATTACCTAATTCCCTCGATACAATAAATTGAAATGGCTTACAATCAGTTTTTAATAGTTCCAGTTTACTTAAAAAGAATTGAACATCCCTAAAAGCTCCACGATAGAATGGCAACTTATTATGTGTAAATTCTGCTTCAAAACTTATTTCAGATAATCCTTCTTTTTTTAGTATGTTTACTTCTCCAACATTTATTAAATCAACTGTCTTGTTTTTATTTGTCACTTTGACTTCAAGCTTGGGTGGTGCGATTGGTAGTTGTACTCCATCTAGGTAAAAATCATAAGCCATTTATATCCCTCCTTCCTAAACTATTCCTTCGGCTGAAACAACCATGGCATCATTTAATTTTTCTGTTAAGACGTTTACTATACCATCCACATCTGCATCTTTGCTTATGTTATTTGTATTGTTCATATCAATTTTAATGTTGACTCCTGTAAATCGGTTTATTGTTTCTTGCTCTGCAATATCTCTAAGATATTTTAAATCTTCTTGACTTTTATCCATAGTCTTTGCCATTTTTGCAGTGTTTCCTGCTGTGTCCTTTGCTCCTTTTGCTGCGTCGCCCAAAGGTGAATTTAATCCAGCTGAACCAAATCCATTTCCTAATCCATACTTCTTATCCCAAAGGTCATCTAATCCTAATTTTTTCTTTGCATCTTCTGCTATTTTACTGATATCAAAAGTATCTTTCAATTTGTTTTGTAATTGATGTCCTACGTCATATCCTTTTATAAATTCTGACTTTAAATTTTTGTACTCTACTAATTCTGGTTTCCATGCTTTAGGCTCAGGCGGTTTTTGAATGGGTTTAAATGTTGTTTTTGTACCAATTACAGTATTTACTTTTTGAAATTCTTTCATTTGTGGTAAATCAATTCCTGGAATTTTATTAATCTGTTGTACTAACCAATTCAATCCTTTTACAGCTATATTAACAGCTTTTATAATACCATTTGCTAGATTGGTAGCAAATTTATCAAAAGCTTTGTCTAAATTAACACCTGCCTTGAGTCCTGCATTAGCCATATCAATAAAGAAACATTGCACTGCATATAATCCAGTTCTAAAGATATTTGCTATTTCAACCACACAGATATTTATAGCATTTACTATCCCTACAATTACGTTGTAAACAACTGCACATAACCAATACCAAGCTCCAACTATAAGACTGATTGCAGAAATACTTGTGCCTGCAAAGTGATTGTAAACTGCTACTAATATAAATACAGCAGATATTACTGCAATTATACCTAAAACTATCCAAAAAATGGGACATGCATATATAGCAGCATTAAATCCCCATTGTTCAGCTTTGCCTATCGCTAAAGCTCTAGCTGTTCCTAAAATTCCTCTTTGTCTAATAACTTCAGATGTCCACGACATCCAATTTGCTACAGTTCCAGCTATAGTAACTGCTTGCATAATACCAAGAGCTATTATATAGGTACTAATAGCTGAAACTACACCTAAAATTATAGGTGAAATTATACTCCAATTTCGCGAAAATACATTAGCAACACTAAGTGCTTGTGTTATTATCCAACCTAGCCCTTGTACAACTAAACTAGTTCCAACAATCATCACATTAAAAAAATTCTGAAAAGCTGGACTACTCAGTAAATTAATAAATCCACTAAATACATTAAACCCAACTGCTCCAAGTACATATAATGAGTCTTTAACATCAGTTATGAAAGTTCGAAATCCCCTGCTTGAAACTGTGTCCTCAATTTTCTTCTGTATAGCTCCAAATACCATAACTGCATTATTTTTTACACTAGTAAAGATTTGACCTAGCGTATAAGGCATCTTCTCGAACTCTGCATTGGTCTGCTCTGCTGCTGAAAGTAATGAGTTTTTTACAATATCTGCCGTTAACATTCCCTCTGATGCCATTCCTCTTATTTTTCCTATGTCTACGTCCAAATAATCTGCAATCGATTGGATGATGTTAGGTGCTGACTCAAATACAGCATTTAGTTCCTCACCTCTTAATACACCAGAACCCAACCCTTGGGTTAGTTGTAACAATGCTGAGTTCATTTCTTCAGTACTTGCTCCAGCAATTACGAACTTTTTATTTAGTTGCTCTGCAAAACCTACAATTTCTTTTGTACTGCTAAACGCCTTACCTGCGTTCATGCCTATTCGTGAAACTATTTTTGCAGTATCTAAGTAAGATGCACGAGACCTTTCAGCAGATTGGAAAATCATCTTATTTAATCCTCCATCTGAGAGTTGACCATCATTTATCATACTAAGTCTCGCGTTAGTACTTGTCATCTGGTCGCTTAAATTTCCTAGACCTCCTAACGTTCTTATACCTAAGTAGGTTGCTGCTAGCTTCTTTGCACTTCCAACTAATCTATCTGTAGAACTTGCACCCTTATTTATATCCTCATTAAGCCTTCGCTGTTGATTATCTGATTCTCTTATTTGTTGTTCTAGTCTATCAAAGCCAGCTTCTGCACGTGCTAGTTCTTCTCTAGCTGTTCTAATACTATTAGCATCTATAGCATTGCTAGATGTTCTTTGTAATTGCTCGAATGAACTTAATACAATATTCATAGCATTATTCATGTGTCTAAAAGCAGGTGTCATTCCGTCGAAAATTCGGATAGATGTTTGTATAGTTGCCATTTTTAACCTCCTTTCTTTTTTAACATAATATAAGCACTTACTTATTTTTAAGTAAGTGCTTATATATTATAAATTTAGCAATTCTTTTTTCTTAGCATCAAATTCTTCTTGTGTAATAGCTTCCATATCTAACAAATTCTTATATTTTAATATTTCATCAGCTGTAGAACTAGATATAGACTCTTTTTTATCTTCTATACTCTTAGAACTTGTTATTATAGACAAAGTTGATAAAATCTCTTGGGCATAATTATAAGATTCTTTATATAAACTTGAATTTGTAGAAATTTTAGAATTAATTAAATATATATACTTTGTAGAATTCTTTATATTATTAATTGTAATTTTTATCTTTAAACTATTTACATAAGTTTTTATTTTTTTCTTTCCTAATATACTTCCAGCTATAGCTCCTGTTTCGCCAAATAAAAGACCTCCTCCAATAGCACCACCTAATCCACTTTTAATTATAGATTCATCATCTTCTAAAAGTTCAAATGAAATAATATCCCTAAAGTCATATACTCTCTTATTCTTATTTAAATTGCTTATTTTATCAGATATAATTAATTGTTTTTTATTTTCATCTACTAATAAATAAATTCCTACTTTTTTACTTGCGTTAAAAGATTCAAATCTTTTTTTATTTTCAAGTGTTAATCTTATTGATTTTTTTATTTCCTCAGAAGATATTTTTTTAATTACATCTGTTGGTTCGACTATAGAAAATGTATCTTTATATTTTTTTAAACATTCAGAACATATTACACCATCAGATATTTTTTGTTTACCTTTTTCTCCACATATACAACAACTTTCATTTCCACTAAATAATCCCATAATATCCCCCTTTATTATAATGAATTTATAGGATTATTATACTATATCAGTAAAATTTTTACATCATTATCACCTCCTTTCATTAAAAAAACACTTACTCATTTGTAAGTGTTTTTGAATTATTTTTAATTTTAAGTCCACATAGTTAATATAAAACTTGTCGTATTAATAGATGCTGTCATATTCCTAAACGCATTTACATACCACATAGTTAATATAAAATCTTCCTGTTATTTGTTTATAAAACTTGCCTACTCCCTTTACATACCACTTAGTTAATATAATTTCCTACCTATATTATACCATTTTTTACCAAATAAAGCACTTGAAACAACATAATATCCAAGT